GGTGTTTGGTCAGCCACTACAAAGTCTAATGTACCATCAGAATCTTCATATGTTACTGTAATACCTGTTTCAGTATTACCAGTTACCATACCACCAACATAATCTTCAACCTGTTCTTGACTTAAACCAGCGTCAGCTGCCCAAGAAGGTACTCCACTAGCAAGTTTTAATACCTCTCCATCAGTACCTTTAGCTAAACGTGTCCAACTATCAGTACCGTTACCGTAGATTAAATCACCAGCTACGATAGATATATCTGTCTTAGCTGCTGTTATAGTATTATCACCAGGAGTACTAATAGATAGAGCTGAACCCATCTGTATAACAAAGACATCAGCACTAGCTGGTGGTCCTGCTGTAAACTTAATGGTATCAGCATCAGTCATGACGAATCCGTCTAGACCGCCTGTACTAGTACCTGTATTAGGTTTCTGTATAACACCGTTAACACTAACTACTAATTGTGCTGCACTAGTTACACTAGCCGCACTACCTGACGTAGAAGTCTCCTTCAAATCATAACTAACATCTGAACCATTATAGGTTGCAGCGTTAGTTGTACCTGCATTACATAGGACTAAATACTTAAAGTCACCTGTAGAAGTTACCTGTCCCCAAGATGAGCCATCATAGACATACATCTTGTTAGTTGCAGTATCAAAGTAAAGGTCACCTTCATCATTATTAGATCCAGGTGCAGAACTTGCTATACGATATCTACTGTTAAAGTCGTTTATATCATCACTTAACTGCTTAACATCTGATTCAGAAGCTAATAGTTTATGGTAGGTATATGTTTGGCTAGATCCTGTAGAACTAACCTGTAGTCCATTACCAGCTGATAGAGTTGTACTGTATAAGCTAGCAGGGAATCCATTAATAGTTACATTATCAGATCCATTACCAACTGTTCTAGCAGTAGTTGATGCACCACTACCATTAATAACAACACCTGAAGCATCATTTATACTGATTACTACACCAGATGCTGGTTGTGTTGATGGGAAGTTATCTTCATCTGCTACTGCTTCAAATCCACCAAAGGGTTGTAAAGCACTAGCTACATAATCGACAACAGCTCCAGAGGTAGGATACGAAGTATCACTATCTGATATTGTTGTCTGCTTAGTCATACTAGCAGTAATGTTCAAGTCAGTAGCAGAGGCTGTAACCCCATCTAACTTATTTAATTCTGCTGTAGAGGATGTAAGGCCATCTATTTTCTCTACTTCATCTGCGGTTAGAAGTGCTACCTTAGCAGCGGCTCCTGTCTGACAACTAGATAGAGCTGTTAGATCAGCATCTACAGGTTGCTTACCATCTATCTGTGTCTGTATAGCTGATGTAACACCATCTACATAGTTTAATTCAGCAGTAGATAAGGTTGCACCATCTAATATCTGTACTTCTGCTTGACTAAGATCAGCTAATGCACTAGCAGTATCAGTATGCATTGTAGCTAGTTCTGTTAGCTCAGCATCTAATGCTTGTTTAGCGTTTAACTGTGTTTGGATATTAGATGTAACGCCATCTGTATAGTTTAGCTCTGCAGTAGTAGCAGTAACCCCATCCATGATATTTAACTCTGCTGTCGAAGCTGTTATACCATCTAGAGTCTCTACTTCAGTAGCAGTTAAGAGTGCTACCTTAGCAGCAGCTCCAGTTTGCATACTAGATAGGGCTGTTAGATCAGCGTCTAATGCTATTTTAGTCTGTGCTATAGCTGCAGAAGCATTAACATCAGCGTCTACAATAGTACCATCTAAAATCTTGGCTGAGGTTATTGCTCCATCTTTTATATCACTTGTTTGTATTGTTTGATTCTGCTCCTCTTGGGCAGCATAGAGAAGTTGTGTCTGGTTATTATTTAAGTCACCTGCTTTAACGGATGAACCAGCTTGATATGTTGCCTTAGCATTATCCACATCTGTATCACGGAAGATACGGATATCAGCTCCTGCAGCAGGTATATTACCTGAGGTGAATACTACATTACCACCACCTGTAGTAGTGTAGCTTGTTATATTATAATGAGTAGAAGTAGTTTTAATGACACTATCTACTTCTACTTTTATGTCGGATTCCTGGTATGATGGAAACGAAAAAGCTTTAGTCGCATTCCCATCCCCAGTATAGTCTACGAAGGTTGTTGCCATAATTATTTAGGTATTGCGAGGATGTTCACAGTTTCTTGTTGTTTTCTCATTTTCCGTTTCTTTACTTCTAGTTGTCTAGATCTGAGTTCTTGGACACGAGGATCGGACATAATTCTAGCCCATGCAGTCTTACGTGCAGTTTGGAAGACATGATCAATTTTCATATTATGGTAGTAATCAGAAGCATCAAAGTCGCCTCGTTTACCAGCCTTAATATCATCGTACATTCTTCTCATAGAAGCTTGTGCTTTAGGATCTTCAGCTATTTTTTCTAGTTTACGTTCTAAGTTAGTTTCACCAATAGCTTTCTGGAACATAGATCTTATCCGTGGATTATCTGATAAGTTATCACCCGTAGGAGAGAAGTATGTAGACATACGAACATCATATCCACTGTCAAATAAGAATTGTCTTCCAGCACTATAGTCTAAGTTTAATGAAATAGGACTAAACATATTAAATGCTCTAGTCATAAAGTCATAATCTTTAATAGGCTTACCATTTAATAAATCATATTTAATAGGTAAGTCATCACCAGGAAGGTATTCAGATATAAGGTTTCTGTTTCTTAAAGAGTCTCCAATACCAGTGTTAAGCTCACGCATATGAGGGGTAAATAATTTACCTAATTCATTACGGAGTCCAGCTAAAGGTACTTGGTTATTCATGATACCAGCAAGTATCCTATTCTGTTGTCCAGGCTTACCTGCAACAAGATCTACCAGTTGTGATAGTCCAGTGAAATAAGATTTACTTGTAATACCTTGAGCAATAACAAGGGAGATTTTCTGTAGTTGGTTTTCAGTCCACTCGTCACCCATTAACATACTAGCATCACCAACATCAGCAACGATAGACATGATCTGGTTGAATGGTTCTATTGAATCATAACCAACCCATACTCCACCTACTTTAAACTGTCTTGGTCTATAGCCAGCATCTATCCATGCTTGTCTCTTCTGTCTATCAACAGGACCATTACCTGTGATATTACCTGACATCCAAGCCCATGATACCATACTAATTAAACTAGCACCCATACCTAAACGACCAGTCTGCAATGCCTTAGCATTAGCTAGCTCTACGGCATTAGTAATACCATATTGAGCAACTTCATCTAGATTCTTAGGTGTAGCTCTAGCTATATCATTAAATTCTTTTACTAGAAAGTTAAAACCAGGTGTATGTTTAGCAGTTAAATTAAGACCACTGACACCTGTACGTGCGAATAGGAAGAAAGGTTTAGCCCATGGATTAGCAGCAAATACATCGTTCAATCCTTTAGCAAATCCAGTCATTGGAGTTGTTAAGGTAACTTCTTTACGTGCAAATTTAGTAGCTTCATCTGTTATTACACCATCAGCATCCCATATTGAATCATAGAAATCTTGCTCATAAGCTTGCATAAGTTCTCTAGTAATCACAGGAGTCTTACCACCTTGTGCTTGTACATCTAATACAGAACGCATAGCTTTTTCTCTAGCTTTAGCCCTACCTAAGATGTGTGCAAACGCATCATCAGTAGCAGCCATCACTTTAGGAGACCAAGTTAACCAACTATTGTTGTTCCAATTCCTAGCCATATTAGCCATATAGAATGTAGCTCTATCACCAGGTGTAGCCCTGCCACTATCTTCAGCCCATCTTCTTAGTATTTCCCAGTTATCATCATTTCTAGTATACTCATAGTAACGAGATTTAACACTAGATATATCACCACTCCAATAAGAATCTAATCTTGTTTTAAAGATTTGGAATGATTCAGGAATAGATTCCATCATAGCATTCATAGAAGAAAGACCAGCACGTAGTGTAGCTGTATCCTTCTCCCAAGGGTACCTCATTGCAGCACCTAAAGTCGTCGCCATAGGACGTAAGAAGGTAGCTGTAGATGTACCCATGATAGCTCTTGCTGGAGTCTTAGGTCCACTCAATATACTATTAGTAAATACACCACCAAGGTTCTGTAGTAATGCACCAGTTCTCTTAGGCCCACCTTTATGTAATGAACCACCTTTAAGCATAGCTCTAGCCCAAGCATCCCAATCATCTAGGTTTTGTACAGTCTTCATTGAGGACCAGACTTCAAAGAGTGCATTCAATAATCTAGGATCAGCGTCATCTTTGGCAATCTTCAAGATGGTCATCATCGCATCTTTAGTATCAGCCATTTCTTTCACTAATTGTTGTTGAAGAAATTCCCTCTTTCTACCAGCTCCGATCTGTCTGAAGTTATCTGATTTAATAATCCTAGCTTTTTTGGCCTCTTGTAAGGCTACTAACATTGTATCGACAATCTGTGCGGCAGGACCATCTATGTCTCCAAGGTCTACCATGTTTGCCAATTCTCGTCCGGCTATACCTCTATCTCTAACCTCATGTAATAATGATCCTATAATAAGATCAGTAGTTACTATGTTCTTACTTGTTAATGTATCTATTGTATCTATAACAACACCATCAGCATTAGTGATTTGATAACTATCTCTAGACTGGAATAGTTCTGCTAGATATTCACTAGCATCCATTTCAGCTGCATCTCTACCAATTGTTATACGTTGATGAGCTAAGATAGAATCACCGAAGGCTTCTGCTACA